TGCACACACTTTCACAAATGCCAAAGATGCATTGATGGGAGCAGTTGAAGGTAAGTTACCTATAATTAAAGCGGATGGAACACTTAAACCAATAGAAGTGACATTTACAGTTTCATATGATCCTACAAGTGGGTCTATTGATATTCAGAAAGGATAGTGATATGGCTGGAGACATAGTAAGATTATCAAAAAACTTTGCATTATCAGAATTGACAAAGAGTGCCACGGCAGAAAGATTGAATGTAGATAATACTCCCAATTTATATCATCTTGTAAGTTTAACACATCTTGCAATTAATATTTTGCAACCAGTTAGAGATAAGTTTGGTGTAATTACAATTAATTCTGGCTATAGAAGTCCTACACTAAATGCAAAAGTAGGCGGGTCTAAAACAAGTCAGCATTGTAATGGACAGGCCTCAGATTTTGAATCTTTTTCCACACCAAATCCAGATCTTGCGTTGTGGATTACTAAGAATTTGGATTTTGACCAAATCATCTTAGAGTTTTATGATGGTGTTGATCCGAATAGTGGATGGGTACATTGTAGTTACAATTTGATGGGAAATCGTAGAAAAATACTTACTGCACTTAAAACTAAAAGTGGTGTGGTATATAAGAATGGTTTTGTGAGTAAATGAAAATTAAGGAAGCCATGAAATACATATGGTTAATATATCTTCAATTCCTATTTGTTGCTGGACAATTCAATGCAAAAAAGAATTGGATTGACAAACACATTTTAATATGTTATAATAAGTTAGATGAATTAAATGTTGATTATGTTAAGTTTCACGATTTTGATAAAAAGAATAAATGAGTTTTTATACAAATGTACACCGCCTGGGAAATAATATTTTATTTCGTGGCATCTCTAATGATGGCCAACGATTCAAAGATCGTGTAGAGTATCAACCTACACTTTATATTCCTACCAAAGAAAAAACTAAATTTCGGACTCTTGAAGGAAAACCAGTTGGGGAAATTCAACCTGGCAATATGAGAGAGTGCCGAGATTTCATTCGTAAGTACAAAGAAGTTGATAACTTCAATATTTACGGAAATGATAAGTTTGAGTTTTCTTTTATTGCAGAATATTTTCCAGAAGAACATATTGAATATGAGTTCTCACAGATTCGTATTGCATATCTTGATATAGAGGTGGCCTCAGAAAATGGATTTCCAGATATTGATAATGCAACTGAAGAAGTTACTGCAATTACGTTAAAAATAGATCGTAAATGTTATGTTTTTGGTAGGGGTGAGTTTGTTCATGATAGGGAGAATGTTTTCTATTTTCGATTCGATAGTGAACGAGCATTACTTCAAAAGTTCTTTGAAATGTGGGATAAAGAATCACCAGATATTGTTACAGGATGGAACATAGAAACATTTGATATTCCATATTTGGTTAATCGTGCAAAACGGTTATTTGATGAAAAAAGAAATCCATTTCGATTACTTTCGCCCTGGAAAAAGGTTCATGCGTATACAATGTTCGGAATGGGAGGTAGAGAACTTCAAGCCTATGAAATAATTGGTGTGGAAACACTTGATTATTTACAAATGTATCGTAAATTTACTTATACTAATCAAGAGTCATATCGACTTGACCATATTGCATTTGTGGAATTAGGAGAACGTAAACTTGATTATTCTGAACAAGGATCTCTTCATCTTCTTTACAAAAATGATTATCAGAAGTTCATAGAATACAATATCAAAGATGTAGAATTAGTTGAAGAATTAGATAGTAAATTAAAATTACTTGAAATGTTAGTTGCACTTGCATATCTTTGCAAAGTGAATTATGGAAATACATTCGGCCAAGTTCGGATGTGGGATACATTAATTTACAACAATCTTCTTAGAAAAAATATTGTTATTCCACCAAAGAAACATTCCAGCAAATCTATTCAGTTTGAGGGTGCGTATGTGAAAGATCCTATTATTGGGGCACACAATTGGGTTGTGAACTTTGACTTGAATTCTCTGTATCCGCATTTAATAATGCAATATAATTTAAGTCCTGAAACATTGATTACAGATGAATTACCTAAAGAATTACAAAAGATTAAAGATGATCGGCCGGGTGTGAGTGGATTGTTGGATCAAACACAATCATTGGATAGTTTGGAAAAATATAATCTTACCTATACTCCAAACAATGAATTTTATCGAAAGGATGTACAAGGATTTCTACCAGAGATGATGCAACAGATTTATAATGATCGTGTAAAGTATAAGAAAAAGATGATTGCAACCAAGAAAAAGTTGCAGAAGGAAAAGGATGGAGATAAGAGAGTAGAATTATATAAACTGATTTCTAAGTATCATAATATGCAGAACAATCTAAAGACTACACTTAATTCTGCTTTTGGTGCAATGGGAAATGAGCATTTTCGTTATTTTGACCAACGAATTGCCGAGGCTGTTACAACATCTGGACAACTTTCAATTAAATGGATTGAAAAAGAAATCAATCGATACTTGAATGAAGTACTGAAACCAGAAGAAGAAAAAGATTATGTTGTGGCAGTTGATACAGATTCGGTTTATATTTGCATGGATGATTTGGTAAAAACAGTTTATGGAGATACGATTGATGATAAAAATAAAGTAGTTGATTTTTTAGATAAGGTTTGTTCTGAACAAATGGAAAAAATCATAGATACTTCTTATCAGAAACTTGCTGAATATGTAAATGCATACGATCAAAAGATGGTAATGAAACGTGAAAATATTGCAGATAAGGCCCTTTGGACTGCAAAGAAACGTTATATTATGAATGTGTATGATGCAGAGGGTGTTCGGTATGAAAAACCACAACTTAAAGTTATGGGAATAGAATCAGTTCGATCTTCTACCCCTGCAGCGTGCAAAGAAAAAATGAAGGGGATTTTTAATATCATTATGAATGGTACTGAAAATGATGCGATAAATTATATTGATAAGTTCAGAGAAGAGTTTCGGACATTAAAAGCAGAAGATATATTTTTTCCTCGTTCTGTTCGGGGAATAAAGAAGTATCACGATGCGGCCCAATTGTATATTAAAGGTTCACCAATACATGTAAAGGGTGCATTGATTTATAACAAATTGTTGAAGGATAAGAAATTACTTAACTCTTATCCTACTATAAAAGATGGAGAGAAAATTAAGTTTGCATATCTCAAGAAACCAAATCCTGTTGGAGATACAGTAATTGCAATTCTTAATAAACTACCTGAAGAGTTTGGTTTGAAGGAATACATTGATTATGATTTGCAATTTCAAAAATCATTCATCGAACCCATGTCTTCAGTAATGGGTGCAGTTGGATGGAACACAGAACATATATCAACACTTGAAGATTTTTTCGGATGAGAACGAATGTTTTTTGGTCTTTTAACACTATTGGTTGCACTTGCAATTTCAACGGTTGCAGCTTATTACTCAATAGTCGGATTAATGGCAATCTTTGCAGGCGCCAAACTTGCAATTGCTATTATGGGGGTTGTCCTTGAAATAGGAAAACTGGTTGTTGCATCGTGGACATTCCAGAATTGGAAAACAAGTCCTGTATCAATTCGATCCTATTTTATAGTATCAGTAATTGTGTTGATGTTCATTACATCATTGGGTATTTTTGGATTTTTAGCACGAGCACATATTGAACAATCAAGTCCCACAACTTTACTGGAAGAACGAATTGAAAGAATTGATCTCAAGATAGGACAACGAAATACTCAAATAAACAGATATCAAGGAAGATTAGATACTTTAGACCAAGCACTTCAAAGATACATTGAACTTGGTGCAATTAGTAAAGGGTTGAGAAAAATAGGAGAGATGGATAATGAAACATCGCTTCTGAAAACAAGGATAGATGGATTGGAAAATGAAATAGATGGTTTGGCAGATAATAAGTATGAATTGAAAAATCAATTGAACCTTGCAATGGTAGAGGTTGGGCCGATTCGTTATGTTGCAAGTATGATTTATGATGAAGTAAGTGAAACACAACTTGAAGAAGCTGTGCGTTGGATTATCATTCTTCTTATATTTGTGTTTGATCCTCTCGCAGTTATGTTAGTGATTGCTGCAAATATTTCATTGAGGGATTATCGTAAAGAAAGAAAAATGGCTACCAGAACGGTTACAGTTATGCCAGACTTATCAGACAAAGAAGTGATAGATAAGGAGAATGTTGCTGAATATTCCGATGATGATGGAAATGATTTTAAAATCCTAACGTGGGATATGTTCAAGAGGTTGCGAGGGAAAACGTGATTGAATTTTCAGAAAAATGGTTATCTAAAAAAATCATGTGTGGTATTGCCTGTGGTTATGGTTGTTGTAATTCTCCTACCTTTAAGGTAACTTCTGAAGAACATGAACGAACTTTTCTTCAAGAAAAATATGAAACTTCTCCTCAAGAAATTGAACCACAAAACGGCCATTGTAGATTTTTAAAATCAGATGACACAGGTTGTATGTTTGGGGAAGATCGCCCAAGTGGTTGTAAAATATTTCCATTAGAAGTAAGAAATAATCGACTTGGACTTTCTAATTGGTATGGGTATCAATGCCCGAAACCAGAAAGTTACGAGTTTGTTCGGAAAGAAAATGGAAAGCATATGTATAGGTATAAGGAAGGTCTAAAAAAACAT